AATAATGAATTTTGGAAAAGCACTCGAATTAATGAAAAGTGGCAATAAGTTGTCACGTAAAGGTTGGAACGGTAAGAATATGTTTGCTGTTTATCAAAAAGGATATCCTGATGGAATTCCTTGTAATAAACAAACGGCAGAAGCTTGGGGATTAAATGAAGGTGATTTATTTAAGGTACGACCTTACTTGCAATTACGTTGTGCTGATGGCACTCATGCGATGTGGGTTCCAAGTGTATCTGATATTTTAGCTGAAGATTGGATGATTGTTGAATAATACAAATAAAAACACTTGAGGGCTTATAGATTATGAACTTAATAGGGCGTATTCATAGGAACTCAAAGGAGGAAAAATGATGAATATTTTACAAAAACATAAGCAGTTACAGTTTTTTAAAGAAAAGGAAGTAACGAAATTACCATTACGTTTATCAAATCTGCAATTCTTTTCTGATCCAACACCACCTGCAGATGATACGCCACCAGATGACCAAACACCACCTGTTGATGACACAAAAGAACCACAGTTAGATGAAGCGACAAAAGCGTTTATCGAGAAAATGGTTCAATCAGCAGAAGACAAAGTGCGTACCAAGTATACGAAAGAATTGAACGCTACTAAAAAAGAGTTAGAAAGCTTCCGTACTGCTTCTATGACCGCTCAAGAAAAAGCGGAATACGAAATGAAACAACTCCAAGAGCAAAATGATGAACGAGAAAAGGTATTACACCAAAAAGAAATGCAGTGGGCTGCAACTGAGGCGTTATCAGAAGTAGGATTAGACCTCAAATTTGTGGACTTTGTTATCGGTGCTGATGCAGATGACACAAAAAGTCGTGTGGCGAAGCTTAATGAGTTATTCAATACTTCATTAGAAGCTAAAGTAGCAGAGAAGTTTAAAGCAGCAGGGCGCGAAGTCTATGCCGGTTCTGGTAGTGGCGCTGTGTTTACTCGTCAACAAGTAGCAACAATGAACCAGTCTGAAATTAACGAAAACTGGGATCAAATCCAAAAAGATATGAAAACATGGAAATAATGAGGAGGAATTAATATATGTCAGTAGCAACTTTTATTCCAACAATTTGGGAAGCGCGTTTAATGGCGAACTTCCACAAGCGTTCTATCGCTGATTTAATCACAACAAAACCAACAAAAATCGAAGGTAACAAAATTATCTTCAACCGCGTCGGGGCAGTAAATGTAAAAGATTATGAAGGAAAAGTAGAATGGGATGACACGAATCCTTCTAAAGTAGAACTTAATATGGATCAGAAAAAGTACTTTGCGTTCAAAGTAGATGATGTAGATGCAGTACAAGCAGCAGGTAATTTAATCGATCCGCATACACAAGAAGCTGGCGCGGTACTTCAGGAAACAGTTGATACCTTTATTTTAGGTAAGTATGCAGAAGCTCTTAAGGAACACTTAATCGGTAGCGATAAATCTCCAATTGAATTAACACCAAAAAACGCTTACGACTATATCGTTGACTTAAATACAATTTTAAACATTAAAAAAGTACCTAAAACTGAACGCTTCACAATTATTAACTCTCAAGTTCTTGGATTGTTATCTAAGGATGACCGTTTTACTAAACAACCTGTCGTGTTAGAAAATGGTATTGTTGAAGGTCAAATTATCAACGGTTCACAAATCGTTGTGTCTGAAGAAGTTCATGGATCTGGTGGTAAATATAAAATTCTTGGACTTCATAAATCCGCTATTGGGTATGGTAAACAATTAGATGAAACAGAAGCAATGCGTCTACAAGGTGCATTTGCTGATGGTATTCGTGGCCTTATGGTTTATGGTGGAGATATTCTTCGTCAAGAATCACTAGCAGTGCTTACGGCTACAATCGTACCAACTACACCAACTGCACCACCAGCAGGATGAGGGGCTTAATAAGCCTTTCATCTTTTTCATTTACACAAGTAGGTGATTAGATGGATATGAAAATAGAAATTTTAAAGCGTGTACAAATAAAGCTGCCTAATGAAAAACCTGAAAATCTATTAGTGGATATTGAAGATACAATGCTTGTGGTTGCTGAGTATACGAATAGAAAAATACCTGAGTTTCCTCCTGCTTATCCTGGTATTATTTCCAAAATGGTGATTCATCAGTATAAGGAACAGGAGAGAGAAGGGAAGAAAAGTGAATCATTAGGTAACTACTCTGTTACTTATGATGATATTGGAGATTATCCTGCTAGTATTACGAAAGGGCTGAAAGTGAGGCTACGTGTCTTATGATTCAATCGATGATTCGTAAGTTTGGTAAAGATGCTTCAGTACTTCGTAATGATGGTTCTGATGATGGACCATATCCTACAGAAGAATGGAGAGTAATAAACACTGTAAAAGGTGTACTAGATGCCATTCAAGGGACAAAGGATGCACGTAATAAGAAAGTAGAAGAGGAAAGTACACATTTCTTTTACTGTTTTCCATTTGACGTAACTATTCAAGATAGATTAGTTATTGATAATAAAGTATACAGCGTTACTTATCCCGGTGATCCAATGAATGCAGGTAGATTTTTTCAAATAGAATTGGAGATGTTGCCATATGAGCATGAAATTCCAATCAAATAGAGCTGCTGTTATGGCAAGGCATTTAGCTGCAAAGAAAGCGGCTCATACTGCTGTTGGTCAATTTGTTAGTTCTAAAGCCAAACTATTAGCTGCTGTAGATACTGGAAATTTAAGAAGCAGTATTAGTTCTAAAGCGGAACTAGAAAAGGTTGTTATTGGTACATCCGCTGACTATGGCATATACGTCGAGAAGGGCACAGGAGTCTATGCGGTTGATGGTGACGGGAGGAAAACTCCATGGATGTACCGTGACCCAAAAACGGGGAAAATGGTTAAAACGCAAGGGCAACATGCTCAACCATTCCTTAGACCTGCAGCGGAGAATAATAAACCGATGATTACGCAAGCTGCAACACGAACCTATTCGTCATTAATGAGGTAGATACCATGAATGACTTTATAAATACATTACACAGTGAATTGAAAAAGATTCATAAAGACACGTACTATGAAATCGCGAAAACAACGGCTGAAATGCCTTATCTGGTGTATACAGTTAACGATGATAAAGAACCATGGGGACGGAAGAATATCATGCTTACAATTGATATTTACGGTACTTCTGCTCATCTTAGTAAAATAGATGAACTGATTATGAAACTAGAAAACAATCTTCATAGAAAAAGATTAAGCAGCGCTGAATTTGGTGCTGCTATTTCTTATCTTTCAAGTCAGAAAGTACCTGATCCAGACCCGAATATTAGACGCAAAGAAGTGCGATTCATTTTACGAACTTATTTTAAACAATAGAAAGGGTTGATTATATGGCAGCTCCACAACCAAAACCAGAGAATGTCCTATTCGGAGATTGGGGTGCATTTTTCTTTAATTATGGAGAAAAAGACGAACTTCCTGTAGGCGCTACACAAGGCGGTGGCTCATTTAAATACGAACCAGAGTTTAAAGAGATTGAATATGATGGTTCTCCAGGTGACACTATGGGGATGAAACGTATTACAAAATCAAAAACTCAAATTAGTTTTAAGACACTTGAATTTTTGGATAAAGAAAAAATCAAAAATTTTATTGCGGGTTTAAAAGTATCAGAAGAGACTGTTACAAAAGACGGGAAAACAATTAAGTACGACGTGATTGAAGCTACAGAACGTCTAACAAAAGATAGCTATCTTAAAAACGTAGCATGGGTTGGCGAAACTTTAGGTGGAGATATCGTTGAAATTATCGTATATAACGCATTATCTGACGGTTCATTAGAGCTAGGATTTGAAAACGAAAGTGAAGTTGTTCCAGAAGTGACATTCACAGGACATCGTGATCCAGAAAACATTCGAAAAGTACCATGGAAAAAACGTATTTTAACAGCAACAGAAGCAGCTGAATTAATACCAGCAGGTTAAAGAGTAGGGAAAATCCCTGCTCTTTTTATTTTAAGGAGGAATAAATGTGACTATTGCAATTCAAGAAAAAGAATACAAAGTGAGACAAATTCATGGCGGAGATTTATTTTCTGTAGTTCGTATTTTGAAGAAATCGAAATTTAAGGTTGATATTAACTTACTTAAAGATTTAATGACGGGCGTACGAAATAAAGAAGGCGCAACACAAGCTGATGTATTAGCTGCACAAGAGACTTTTGGGTACGACATTATCATGAAGTTTATTTTCGGATTAGAAGAAGCGGAACAAGAATTCTTTGAATTTGTAGCTGGACTTTTAGTTCATGAAGATGAAAATGATAAAAAAACATCTCCAGATTGGGAAACAATACGAACTTTAAATTTAGAAGAGTTAGTTAAGTTGTTTACTGCAATTAAAGATTCAGAAGTTGGATTGGTTAAGCTTTTTTCCAATGCGGTGAACTTGATGAAATAGACTTCATCGATACGTTAGCTTCTCGCTATCCAAATATGGAGTACATAAAGAGTTTGGATGCAGAAATAGTTATTAATTTGTATCTCACCGCAAAGAAAAAAGAGATGGACCGCATGTTATGGGAAGAATGGTGCGCCTTACAACCGTACTGTAATGAAACATTCCCTCAATTTAAACATAAGCGCGAAAATCCAACGCAAGAACAGGTAAAACAATACAACGATTCAATCGAACAAACACCGAAACAGAAACTCACAAAAGAAGAAGTGTTTGCTCGTGTTGCAAAAATCCGCGGAAAGGCGGGTGAATAAATGGAATTATTTAAGATGTTTGGGTCAATTTTCTTAAAGGATGATCAGTTACAAAGAGGATTGGCTAATGCAGAAAGAAGCGGGCAAAGGACCACAGGTATCTTAGGTCGTGGATTTGGTCAAGTTGGTGCTGCGGCAGCTGGTTTAGGTTCTTCTGTTGGTGGAGCTGCTATAGCTATGGGCGGATTAGTCGGCATCGCTGTCGGTGTCGGTGCCGCAGTTGCTGGTGTAGTTCATGTTGGTTCTGAGTACACAAAACAAATGTCAAAGGTAGAAGCTCTTTCGCGTTCGAACGGACTACAAATGGCTGAGCTTGGGGCTAACGCTCGTAAACTTGGTGCTGATACCAGATGGTCTGCTACCAACGTAGCCGAGGCCTATGAATATATGGCTCTCGCAGGTTGGGATTCTAACCAAATGATTGCAGCTAGTAAACCACTACTTGATTTAGCAACTGCTGGTGCATTAGACCTTGCAAAGGCTTCTGATATCGTAACAGATACAATGACACCATTCGGAATGAAGGCTTCTGAAGCAGGAAGAGCGGCCGATGTATTCGCGTTAGCCCAAGCGACTGCCAACTTAAATGTTGAACAACTCGGCGAGACCATGAAATACGCAGCTCCTGTAGCTGCTACATTCGGTTTAAACATCGAACAAACGGCAGCAATTGCTCAAATATTTGCAAATAACGGTATCAAAGCTTCTATGGCTGGTACTGCATTACGTGCCGGATTATCTCGTTTAGCTGCCCCGCCGAAAGAAGCAGCTAAATCATTATCAGCATTAAATGTAACTGTAAAGGATTCACAAGGTAATTTAAAACCAATGAATGAAATTATCGGTCAATTACACGATGGGTTCGGGAAGTTAACTGACGCTCAACAAATCGCTGCTGCAAAAGCAATCTTCGGTGAAGAAGCGTATGCAGGATGGATTCAAGTTATTAAAGGTGGTAAACCTGCCTTTGATGATATGGTAAATACCCTCGAAACTGCTGAAGGCTCTGCAAAGGTTATGGCTGAAACAATGGCAAATAACTTATCAGGTGCAGTTGATGGCGTTAAATCACAATTAGAAAATTTAGGACTTGTTGTTTTCTCGCATGTTGAACCAGCACTTGTTGCAATGACAAACGGAACAAATAGTGCTGTTAAATCTCTTACTGACTGGCTTGATCCATCTGGTAGAGCTGTTGAAGCAGCTAAGCTAATGCAACAAACTGATCAGCAGTTAGCTCAATCTAAAGCCATTCTTGATATGAATCTCAAAAAAGGGAAGATAACGCAAGAAGAGTATAATGAAAAACTTGCTTTATCTAAGAAGCACGCTGAAGATATGATGAATGCCGATGGTATGTTAGCTCAGAAAAAAGAAGAGTTAAAAATGAAGGTCGAGGAAGGGACCATGACTCAAGAAGAAGCCAATAAAATCCTCGACCAATCTGAAGTTGAATACCAGAAACTTCAACAGGGTATTGAGCAAACTCGCCAACGTCAAGAAGCGATGAATAAAGTATTCGAACCACTTCGTGATGCAATTGGAATCATCCAACAAGTTGGCGCTGCTATCGAGCAATTCTGGATTGCTGCAACTGGGGATAGGAATGCGCTAGTTGAAGGTTATGACATCCTTACTAAACTAGGGTTTTCAGCTAATGCAATTCAGTTTATACAAGAAACTACAGCGGCAGTGCAATATGGTGTAGAAACTATGAAAGCTCTCGTATCTGGTGATTGGGGAGCTGCTAGTAATTTATTGGATAAGTTAGGGTTTTCTCCAGAACAAAAAGTGGATATTATCATGTTCGTTCAGGATGTACATGCCCAATTAAGTAGTTTTATAGAAAATGTACAATCTCTAATCTCAGCTGCTGCTCCTGTAATTATGGGAATAATCGGGGCTACTTGGGATTTTATTAAAGGTGTATTCAATACAATAGCTCCTTACTTAATGCCTTTATTAACAGATGTGATGTCATTTGTGAACGGGATTATAGCAAAGATTGCGGCGTTTTGGAAAGAAAACGGGGATCAGATTGTCCAAGCTGTAAAAAATGCATTTGATCTTATAAAAGGCATTATTGAATTTGTAATGCCTGTTGTTCTATTCATTATTGAAGATGTATGGGGAAACATAAAAGGCGTTATAAATGGGGCCTTAGATATCATCTTAGGGACAATTAAACTATTTTCTTCCTTGCTGACTGGTGATTGGACCGGCGTATGGGATGCCATTAAACAGATTTTATCAGGAGCATGGGAATTCATTTGGAATTTCATTCAAATATGGGGTGTTGGAAAGGTACTTGGCATCATTGGCAAAATAGGCAGCAAAATGAAAGGGCTGTTTGGAGAAGCTTGGGATGGTGTAAAGAAGGTATTCTCTGACATGTTCGAGGGTATTTTTAAAAGCTCAGGAGACACCCTTACAGTGATAAAAGAAGTATTCGGAAAAGTGAAAGATGCAATCGCAACCCCATTTAAAAATGCTTGGGAAGGTGTTATGGAGTGGATTGATAAAATCAAAACAGGCGTTAAGAACATGTTTAGTGGTGTTCATATTCCTGTTCCGAAGATTAATATAAACGGATCATTAAACCCAGCGCGTTGGGCTGATGAAGGTTTGCCATCTTTCGACGTCAAATGGGCAGCGAATGGCGCTTTAATTAAACCGGGTAATCCGACATTGATTGGTGTTGGTGATGCAAGAGGATATGATGAAACAGTTTTACCGCTTCGCAAACAAACATTCGACGCGATTGCTAACGGAATAATGGGGTCTCTACCATTAACTCAACAAGCTGGAGCACAACAATATGCATCACAAGGTCCAACTATTTTGCAAGTTAATTTAAACGGCAGAGAAATAGCAAAGGAAATCTACTCAGATGTTAGTAAGTTTCAAGAAAGCGAGAAAGAAAGATTGAAAGTATTTTAGGTAGGTGATGATATGACTGGAATCAGTTTCTTTAGTTTTAACGGGAAAAGAAATTCAAATGTAATCCCATTGCAGGGTAAAAAACGCCCTGCATGGGCTCCTTTGGAACGTACATTCCTTGAAGTCCCTCACTATCCAGGTGGGCGTTTGATAAGAACACAAACAAAAATGAGAAAAATAATTATACCGGTTGCATTATTTTATGAATCTATGGAAGAGGCTGAAAAGTTAAAGGAAGAAATAGCTAATTGGCTTATTACAGATCAACCTCAAGAACTGATCTTTGATGATGAAAAAGATCGCACGTATTTGGCCCTTATTGATGAATCGTTTGACCCACAGCAATTAGTGAATTTAGGAGAAGGAGTCCTTACTTTTGTTTGTGAAATGCCATATAAGTTAGGACCTACTAAAACGGTAGAATTTGAAATGGATGGACGTGGGTTAATAGCAAATGTTCAAAATAAAGGTACTGTTCATTCTAATCCTATAATTGAGATTGAAATTACGAAACCGAACACTTTTTTAGATGTATGGTTTGGTGGGGTATCTTTAAGTGATCGAGATTATTTTCGTATTGGGATGCCGCTAAAAACTGTGGAAAAGCCTGTAGAAAGGAATCAAAGGCTTATATGGGATGAAATGGCCACTACGGTCGGATGGAGTAAAGTCAGCTCAATGGAAGATGGGGAACCGGTTGGTGAAATGAAATCAGATAAATATCAATTTTATTGTTCTGATTTTGGAACGGGAAAAGGATGGCACGGTGCAGCTGTTAAAAAAAGTATCCCTGGTGGCCCAGTAGAAGATTTTATCATGCAAGCTTACGTTACTTGTAAGAGCAAGAAAATCAATGAAATGGGACGAGTTGAGATAGCGATACTCGATGAAAACAGTAAAGTTCTTTCAAAAATTGCCATGAACGATCTCTATTGGCAAGCCGAACAAAATTTTGGAACGATGGTTATTGGATACGATAACAAACCAGGAAAAACAGGTTTAATTTATGAGAGTGGTGATTATCCAAATACATGGAATCAGTATTATGGTAGGTTGTGGATTGCTAGGACCGGAAATGTATGGGAGGCTTATATTTCAAAATTTCTTCCTGGAACAGAAAAAGATGATTCAGAACGCTTTGCGAGATGGACTGATAAAGACAATAAGCATATGGAAAAAGCAGCTCAAATACAGATTAGTATCATGCAGTGGCAGGATGTTCCACCAGTAGAAGCAATGACAGTTTCTGATTTAAAATTTTGGAAAGTGAATTTAAATAATCAAAATACACCTCCTTATATAGTAGATGTTGGTGATAAAGTTGTAATTGATACAGAAAATAGTCATGTAACAATTGAAGGGAAGAATGCGATTAATATTAAAGAGTTTTTCAGTAATTTTCCTGTCATTAATAAAGGGATTAATACATTAGAAATCATGCCTTCTGATATTGGCACAGCAAAGGTTACATATAGGGAGCGTTTTAGATGAGAACACCCAGCGGATTACTTCACGTTGTTGATTTTAAAACAGATCAAATTATATCAGCTATTCAACCAAAGGACTACTGGGCTGATAACCGTCATTGGGAAATCAAAAATAACATTGATACATTAGAATTCAAAACTTTTGACGGTACTCCACATGCAGTTACATTACAACAGCAGAACTTAGTTTTAAAGGAAGTGCGTGACGGTCGCATTATTCCATATGTTATCAATAATGAAGTAGAAAAAGACTCTGGTGATAGATCGCTCACTGTACATGCTTCTGGTGCCTGGGTTCAAATAGCCAAAGATGGGATTATTAAACCTCAACGCATAGAGAGTGAAACAGTTAATACGTTTATTGATATCGCTCTTACCGATTCGAAATGGCAACGTGGAATAACGGATTATTCATCCTTCCACACGATGACTATTGATGAATTCATCGATCCCCTCACTTTTTTAAAGAAAATTGCTGCTTTATTTGAGTTAGAAATCCAATATCGCGTCGAAGTAATGGGTTCCAAAATTACTGGATGGTACGTCGATATGATAAAGACACGAGGGAGAGAGACAGGGAAGGAAGTAACCCTGGGCAAAGACTTAGTGGGCGTTAGACGCATTGAACATTCCAGGGATATTTGCACAGCACTTGTCGGATTTGTACGAGGTGAAGGTGACAAACTTATCACAGTGGAAAGCATAAATAAAGAACTACCTTACATCGTCGATAATGACGCATTTCAGCGATGGAATGCGCATGGTAAACATAAATTTGGTTTCTACACTCCAGAAACAGAAGACCAAAATATGACACCACAACGATTAATGACTTTGATGAAGACTGAATTAAAGAAGCGTGTCAATACTTCAGTTTCTTATGAAGTAGAAGCACAATCGATTGGACGTATTTTCGGACTGGCACATGAACTAATTAACGAGGGCGATACAATCCGAATTAAAGATACGGGCTTCACACCTAAGTTATACCTTGAAGCACGTGTAATTGCCGGTGATGAATCTTTTACGGATCCTACACAAGATAAATATGTGTTTGGTGATTATCGTGAAATTACGGATCCGAACGAAGAGTTAAGAAAAATGTACAATAGGATTCGCGCTACTTTAGGAAATAAAGCAAATAAAGAATTGTTAGATAGATTAGAAGAACTTGTACAAGATACTGATAAAAAAGTAAATGAAGCACAGAAAGAGTCGAAAGCAGCGAAAGAGTTAGCAGAGAAAGTTCAAGAAAACTTGAAGAATAATACAGTAGAAATCATCGAGGCTGTGAATCCACCAACAACGAATCTTAAAATTGGTAAGACGATATGGCGAGATATTAGTAACGGTAAACCTGGTGTTTTAAAAGTGTGGAACGGTAAAGGTTGGGAAATCCTTATTCCTGATGTGGAATCAATTAAAAAAGATACACTGGAGCAGGTTAATAAGGATATTAAACTCGCAAAAGAAGAATTAAATAAGAAAGTGGAAGAAGCGCAAGAAGAAACCACTGGACAATTTAATCAAGTAACAGAAAGCCTTCAAAAAGTTACGAGAACTATTTCTGATGTACAAAGAGATCAAGGTGAAATTGATAAAAAAGTAACCAAGTTTGAACAGGATTCTGAGGGATTTAAAACTTCTATTGAAACATTAACGAAAAATGGTACTGATACTACAAGTAAAATCAACACCTTAGTAAATGATGTGGACGGAAATAAGAGAGTTATCTCTGAAGTTAAAGAAAGTGTAGCAAACTTTAATGACGATGTAAGAAATTTGTTAGTCGGTTCTAAATCCTATGATGGAGCTTTGACCATTGCGCAAGCAGACAATCGTTGGTGGCTTAAGTCAGCAGATAAAGTCAAAATTTCGAAGGATGTTTTTCAAGGAAATACAGTTGTAGAAACTCAATCATCATGGACCGCTTTAGCTTATAACTTCAAAGATTTAGTAGATCGAAAAGTTGTAAAAGTAGGAGATAAAGTAACCTATTCAATTTTTATTCGTGTAAAAGGTTTACCGGATGGTCAAGATTTACAACACACTTTCTATTTTGCGCCAGGTGCTACCGGAATCCGTCCAAATAAATCTACTAATCAATGGCAAAGAGTAAGCGTTTCGTTTACAGTGACAGCAAGTATGATGTCATCACCGGGAACGGATAACGAGAGTCATTTTCGTGTAGAGCCCGATGCAAATCCTCCTGCTGGTTGTTGGTATCAGCAGAGTTCACCACAATTGACTATAGGCAGTAAAGATTATTCGTGGCGACCTGCTCCTGAAGATATTGCAGATGGGAATGTTTTAACCAAGGTAACAACAGAGATCAAAGAAGCAGCAGGGAAGATTAGTGAAAAGTTAACAAAAGTAGAAACAAAGGTTAATAACGATAAATCTGGAGGACGTAATCTGTTATTAGATTCAAATACTAAATACGAAAAAATAGATTATCTAATCAATCCATATTCCCTAACTGAAAATTTTGTTGCAGGTGAGGAATATACTTTTGTAATTAAAGGAAGTGTCCCGCAGGGCCAACAATTTGGAATTTGGCAGAATGGTGGTACAAATCATGTTGGATATGCAACAAGTGCCTATGCTAACGGAATAACTTATGTAACTTTTAAAGCTGTTGCAACTACAAGTGGGAATGAACGGAGATTAAACTTATATAATTATCCAAATAATGCTACAAAGGCAATTGTAGAATGGGTTGCTTTATATAAAGGGAATAAGCCACAGGATTGGACACCAGCTCCAGAAAATCAAGTAACGAATAATGAATTCACTAAGAAAACAACAGAGATTGAAAAAAGTGTGGATGGTATTAAAGAAAGTATTAAAACGGTAGAAAAAACACAAACCTCTTTTGATGAACGTGTTAACACTGTGGAAAAGAATGCAGAAGGAACAACTGCAAGTGTTAAGAAATTACAGGAAACACAAACTGCGCAAGGAAAGACGATTAGTGAGGCTACAACAACAATAGGTCAACATTCTGAAGCATTAAAGTTAACAATGAAAAAGAAAGATGTTGAGGATTATGTTGGTGGATTGGGTTCTATAAATGATCTACGGAACGCTGCGTTCGTTCAGGGCTTCAAATACTGGTCACAAAATGGTAATAGTGCTGTTATTGACTCTTCTGTAACATACAGAGGTTATACAACGGCTAAATTACATGCGACTGGATTGAATGAAGATAAATGGTATAGCCTTCATCAAACGATAGACGTAACTGCTGGTGAAGACATTGTAGCTTCGGGTTACTTTATGTCCAATAACATAGGACAAGGTTTCGTGTTAGAAATTGAGTATCTAAATGCCCAAGGTATCCGAGTTTCACAATCATCAATTGGTATCGATGTAACTGCAAATTCTAATTGGATTAGAGCTGTTATTGCCGGAACAGTTCCAGTTGGAGCTGTTAAAGCGCGTTATAAACCATGGGTGAGAAGAAATGGGACCTTATGGATTGCGTTACCTATGTTACAGCGTGGTAAAATAGCTACTGAATTTTGGTTACATCCGAAAGATCAAACGGATGTTGACAAAATGCTGGAAGATATAGCTAATAGAGTAGCTACTGAAGATTACAATAAAAAAGTAACGGACATTGAGAGGGAAATAAAAGCTACAGCGGATGGCGTCGAAATAACATCGAAGAAACAAGAAAAGTTTATTAATGAGACTTACGCCGCTTATGTAAAAGAAACGGGTTCTAAACTTAAGGTTCTTGATGAAGGAATCCTTGCAGAAGTTAAAAAAGGGAATATCATTGCAGCTATTAACTTTTCATCGGAAAAATTAGAAATTGATGTTTCAAAGGTAGCCATTAATGCCGATACAATGGTGAAATGGCTAACAGCAAAAGGTATTGATACGAATCTGATTAGAATTAACGGTGATAAGATAACCATTGATAAAGATGGTGTAACTGTTAAAATGCTAGACTTTCTATTCCAAGACGAATGGGGAACAAAAACAACTGCAGTATCAAGAAGAAATCTAATAGCAGATCCCGATTTTTCTAGTGTTACAAAGAAAAACATTGGACATAACGATTATTATGGGTTTGAAGGTGGATACGGTCTTACTTGGAAGTCATGGGGAAATGTCGTAATAGAAAAGAATACACATATATTCGATTACGAGCAAATGGTGAATGCTGCAAGGGTAGATATGTATAACTACCCAGAAGCAATTGTGAATAATGGGATACATCCTGGTAACGAATATACAGTTTCTGCTCACTTTAGAACGTCTATGATAAATGGTGTACGTAAAACAGGAAAACCACGTTTACAAGTATGCTGCGTTAAATTCCGAGACAATGTAAGTTACGATATATGGAATGAACAAAAAATGGACTTTCCTGAACCGTCGACATTTTATGGAGAAATCAGAAGATACTCTTTCACTTTCAAAGTGCCGACCAACTATATTCCACAACAACACGCATTGATTATTAAAGTTTGTTCTGGAAATGCCGACATGAGACAAGGGACAGCGATTTGTGTAAGTGGTGTAACGCTATACAGTGGCAAATATGCATCTATGTATAATTGGGATCGTGCAGCAGCAGAAAGAGCAGATGGTATTCAGCCGTTTAACGCACTTGCTGTAGGTGGTGTGAATAACAATATAGCTCCAGCACCAGACGGACAAACGTTTGATATAAGTACTGAAAAAGAAGTGAAAATCTTTAGGAATATACGAGCAATGCAGGGAGTTAACTTGGGTGGCGGTGGATTCCAACAATGGGGTCATATTCGTTTTACAGACGGTAATATGGGATCGGGTTTTTATGCGAGTACTCCAAGCGGTTGGAAATTTAACGCACTTGGATAGAAAGGAGAAGTAAGAATGAATAAAAATCAAATGATGCCACTTCAAGCAGGTGAAAGTTTTCCTTTTATGGGGAGATTGGTGGATGCAGAGCGCACAGATACAGGGATTTTTGTTCAAATACCTGCTGATATGTTAAATAATGCAGGTCTTCTAAACGGTGTTAGCAGGGTTGAAGTATGGAGAGAGATGGATGGGACAGTAAAGTTTCGAATTGCTACGCTGTGTGAAATATGTAAACGCGGAGCACGTTTGTACCCACTAGATATGGGATTTGCGAAAAAGAACATTTGTTTAGAGTGTTATGCATCACTTACAGGAAATTATCCATCTCAAGAACCGCCAACACCAACTAATGAAAATAACACACAAACAGAGCAGGAGCAGCAATAGCTGGTCTTTTTTTATTGCTAAAAAAGGAGATGAAAAGATGGATCGTATTGATGTATTATTAAAAACCTTTATTGCCACTTTCGGTGGCTTTTGCGGGTATTTCTTGGGAGGATGGGATACAACATTGAAAATCTTAGTGACGATGGCAGTTATTGATTATTTAACTGGCATGATTGCAGCAGGATATAACGGAGAATTAAAAAGTAAAGTGGGTTTCAAAGGCATCGCCAAAAAGGTGGTGCTTTTTCTTTTGGTAGGAGCGGCAGCTCAACTAGATTCGGCACTAGGAAGCAATAGCGCTATTCGTGAAGCGACAATCTTTTTCTTTATTGGAAATGAGTTGCTTTCACTTTTAGAAAATGCAGGGCGTATGGGAATACCTTTGCCTTCAGCTTTAACAAATGCAGTCGAAATTTTAGGCGGTAAACAAAAACAAGAAGAGAAAAAGGGAGATGTTCAATAATGGAAATCAGAAAAATGTTAGTACCAGAAAGTCGTTATTCAGTTTTATGTCCAAATCCAATGAATCCAACGGAAATTACATTCCACAATACTTACAATGATGCTACAGCATTAAACGAACGTAATAATGTCGCTAACAATAGTACAGGTACTTCGTTCCATATCGCTGTAGATGACAAAGAAGCTATTCAATTAATTCCTTTTGATAGAAATGCCTGGCATGCAGGAGATGGGAATGGACAAGGTAACCGTCATAGTATCGGAGTAGAGATTTGTTATTCTATGTCAGGTGGGGAAAGGTATCGTAAAGCTGAATTAAATGCGATTCAAGTAATTCGTCAGTTAATGGATATGTTCAACATTCCAATTTCTAAAGTTAAAACACATCAAGAGAGAAATGGAAAGTATTGTCCTCATAGAATGATTAATGAAGGGCGTGTACAGTGGTTTAAACAACAGTTAGTTTCTGGTGCAACAATTCAAAATCCAGAAACACCACAAATTCCACAACCACCAATTACAAGTGGGACAGGCATCGTTTATATTACTGGTAAAAACGTGAACTTACGAAAAGGACCAGGTACTCAATATGATTCAATTAGAAAGCTAAATGCACCTGAAAATTATAAAGTATGGGGACGTTCTGGAGGATGGCTTAATTTAGGTGGCGATCAGTGGGTTTATGAAAACTCAGAATGGTTATATTTTGAAGCAGATGGACAATCATCCGAAACTTTAGTAGCAGACAAACGAGTTGTTTCTAAGGTAAATGGTCTCAGATTCTATTCTAGACCTTCTTGGACCGATTCTGATGTTGCTGGTACTGTAGATGTAGGTTTAGGGTTTACTATTATTGATAAAGTAGAGGTAAATGGTTCTCCACAATATAAAGTGAAAAACTCAAAAGGTAACATCTTCTACATTACAGCTAGTCCTACTTATGTAGAAATTAAATGAGAACGGTATTGACATTTTATATTTGGATATTGTACATTATAAATGTTGTTTTTTGATAGCGCACTGTTTGTTCTAATTTTTCTACTACATTGTTGCTTAGGTAATGTAGTGTTATCAAAAAAGAGTTCTCCAACATATATTTTTAAAAATCCCCTTCTATATTTAGAGGGGGATTTTTTTATTTTTATATAATTAAAATTTACTTTTAGATAATGCCTTTAATATCGGATTTATAATTCTGCTAATTAAACGAAATCCCCTGAATATAGATTGAACAACCTTCATAATAATCGTCCCCCTTAAATTAAATAAATCATACCAATTCAATACAATATTTGTAAACATTCATTTTAATTTATTGACAGAATAGAACGATTGTTCTATAATCCTGTTACAAACAAATGTTCTGGAAAGGGGCAATTCATGTGGCAATAATTGAAAATACAACTCAAGGAAAAGAGAAGGCATTAGAAGAAGCTCTGAAGAAAATTGTAAAAGAATTTGGCACAGGTGCTATTATGAAACTGGGCGAGCGCCCTGAACAAAAGATATCGGTTGTATCAAGTGGTTCTATAGGATTAGATATCGCATTAGGCGTTGGTGGATACCCGAAAGGTCGTATTACTGAAATATATGGCCCTGAGTCTTCAGGGAAGACAACACTAGCATTACACGCAATTGCAGAAGCGCAAAAAGAAGGTGGAACAGCGGCATTTATTGATGCAGAGCATGCACTTGATCCTATTTATGCACAGAAGTTAGGTGTGAATATTGATGAACTGCTCATGTCACAACCAGACACAGGAGAGCAAGCATTAGAGGTTGCAGAAGCTCTAGTTAGAAGTGGGGCTGTAGATATCATTGTAATAGATTCTGTAGCTGCTCTAGTCCCGAAAGCGGAAATTGATGGGGACATGGGAGATTCGCATATGGCCTTACAAGCTAGATTGATGGGACAAGCTCTAAGAAAACTTTCAGGAGCAGTGTCTAAAAATGGAGTAATAGCTATATTTTTGAATCAACTTAGAGAAAAAGTTGGCGTTTCTTTCGGGAGTCCCGAGACGACACCAGGTGGTAGAGCGTTAAAGTTCTATTCGACAATCCGACTAGATGTACGTCGAGGGGAGCAGTTGAAAGGAAAAGATAGTGAAGTTTTAGGGAATAAAACAAAAGTGAAAGTAGTAAAAAATAAAGTTGCTCCACCATTTAGGAATCTGGAATTTGATATTCTGTATGGGGAAGGAATCTCCTTAGAGGGAGAGCTTATTGATATTGGTGTAGAATTAGATATTGTTCAGAAAAGTGGGGCATGGTACTCGTATCAAGAAGAACGTCTTGGACAGGGTAGAGACAATGCCAAACAATTTCTGAAAGAGAATGAAAACATACGTAATTCTGTTCGAAATGAAATTTATGAATACTATTCTCCAAAAGAAGACTCTGTTGTTGTAAAAGCGGAGCTTATAAAAGAAAATGAGCCTAGCACTTTAAAAGAATCTGAATAAGGTTATATAAAGAGAATCTTAAAATAAAATTGATGTTATGTATATTTAAAAAGTTGGAACACCTAGTCATTAAAAACTGGGTGTTTTTTATATGCTCATAAATTCATTGTCAAAATAGAGCTTGTCCATTAAGTTATTTACAATCCCATTGAAATAAGCGAATTATACTTCCTCCACACTTAATATAATCCCATTTCGTCAGCTTCTTCTTTAGATATTTTATAATATACACCTGGAGTAAAAGGGTTGTCTATTGTCTTTGTGGAAGGTATTTTTGAGCCATCAACCTCTAGCCAATTATAAAATATTCCATCATTAGTGCATGCACTAGGCTTACGATTTGCAAGATTATGTATCTTTTTAAAGCTATCAATGTAGTTATAGACCATGCTTTTAAATGTGTTTGTAAAGTATCCGATTGGGTTTTTCATAAGCTCTCCATTGTGTTCAACTTCATGAGTTTTAGAGAATAAAGCAACAGATGCATTCGCAAGGATATTGTTAAATACATCCTTGTCAGATAACAAACTAAACTTCTTAGCGGCTTTTTTAGCGATATTTAAAGCATTGCTAAAGGATTCGTTAATAACATTTGAATCAAATGCAGTTGCTAATTTCATTCGCATAGATTGTGGAACTCGATAATCGATAAAATCATTATCATTGACATTAGATTGAGACTCGTTGCTATTACGTATATTTATATCTTTAATCTTTTGTTTTAAAGAAATAGTAGTTGTTTTATTGGTGTGACAAAAATCATCATTTTTAGCAGGTTCAGGTGTGACAATCTGTTCCTCCACAATGATTGGTTGAATAACAATAGCGTTACTTGTTTGTCTCATATCGCTATTACGCTTCATTTCTAGCTGTTTAATAATGCCTAGAGACTCTAAGCGTAGGCATACTCTAATAACCGTTCTCCGGCTAATCTCAAGAGCCTCAGCAATCTTCTTTTTGGTTTTAAAAGATACACCGAAGAATTTAGCAGAATGGTTGTGTAGGTGATTTAATACCGCTAATTGATTTTTATTTAACTGATCCGCAAATTTTTCTTTATATGTACGAACAGTATCGTTTAATTCTTTAATAGTTTTAAATGTTGATAGGTTTTCATATGTTTCATTTCCAGCAATAATTGTAATTCCTTTTTTCTTTTCCATAACGGTTTGTCTCCTTCTCGGAAACAAAAAAGCAACGTCACCAATAATTTGGTAAACGTTGCTTAATAGACCCTGCATGATGTACAATAATTCATGAGAGTATAGCAAGTGTTTACCTGGCGCAATCAGGTGGACGGTATATAGAGTGTTGATCGCACTGTATATACACGCTGTGCTCTTTTGTTTATATGTTGTGTGGTACTCATATGGTACTTGTTTATTTTTATTTGAGTGTTTTAGATGGAAATAAGCGTTTTATACGTTTTAAAAGTGTTTATTTATCAGTGTGTGTTCTTATGTGATACTTTTTGTAAGTTGAGTGGGAATAGTATTTATAAAAAGGTCCATCTATTGCTTATGCATAGATGGATCTTTTTTATTTTGGCATTAATACGAACGAAACTATAAAAGTTTATGAAAATGTTCGTTTTTAAATTGACAAAACTACTTCGTCGAGTTAATATGATTATGTAATTCAAACGAAAAGTGAATATTATAGCCGTCGTATAATATCGGGGATATGGCCCGAAAGTTTCTACCTAGCTACCGTAAATGGCTTGACTACGAGGCGTTTGTATAAAGATGAGGGGAAACTTGTCTTTGTTTATAGAACGCTTCCATGTATATATGCAATGGAAGCCTTTTTTATTTCTCGGGATAAAAGAGGGCTAGGGTGAAATACGGCGAGTAATCATATAACGGGGGAAACATAGGATGAAACGCTATTTTCAGTTTGATGAGCTCGGTACGAATTATAAGACTGAGTTCATAGCAGGGTTAACGACATTTCTATCTATGGCTTACGTACTATTTGTCAATCCTGCTACGCTGTCGCTTGGAAATGTTAAAGGGTTACCAGCAGGTACAGGGATGGATCCAGGTGCAGTATTCGTTGCTACGGCATTAGCGGCAGCGATCGGTTCGTTAATTATGGGTATTTTCGCGAAGTATCCAATTGCTTTAGCGCCAGGTATGGGGATTAACGCGTTCTTTGCTTATACAGCAGTCTTAACGATGGGTATTCCGTGGCAAACGGCCATTGCCGGAACATTAATGTCAGGTATTATCTTTATTATTCTTACTGCTTCAGGTATTCGTGAAAAAATCATTAATGCAATTCCATCGGAGTTAAAGTTTGCAGTAGCAGCAGGTATTGGATTATTCATTGCTTTCCTTGGATTCCAAAATGCCGGAATTATCGTGAAAAACGATGCGGTTCTTGTTGGGTTGGGGGACTTAACAAAGGGCACAACGTTACTAGCAATCTTCGGGGTTGTTACTACGATCATCTTCATGATTAAGAAAGTTAATGGTGCAGTATTCTACGGTATGATTCTTACAGCGATCTTAGGAGTTGCAACAGGATTAATTGATACTCCGAAAGCTGTGGTGGGAGCAATACCAAGTCTAGAACCAACGTTCGGCGTGGCGTTAACGCACTTCGGAGATATTTTCACAGTTCAAATGGGGATTGTTATTATAACGTTCTTCTTTATCGATTTCTTTGATACAGCAGGTACGCTTGTAGCGGTTGCAAATCAAGCAGGGTTAATGAAGAACAATAAATTACCACGTGCAGGAAAAGCGTTATTTGCAGATGCGATTGCAACTGTAATTGGTGCGATTTTAGGTACATCAACAACAACGTCTTACATTGAATCGTCTGCAGGGGTAGCAGCAGGAGGACGTTCTGGATTTACAGCAGTTGTAACAGCAGGATTCTTCTTACTGGCACTATTCTTCTCGCCATTATTAAGTGTTGTAACGCCAGCTGTAACGGCACCGGCTTTAATTATTGTAGGAATCTTGATGGTTTCTTCCTTAGGGGAAATTGATTGGAAGAAATTCGAGATTGCAGTACCAGCATTCTTTACAATTATCTCTATGCCACTTACGTATAGTATCGCAACTGGGATTGCCATTGGATTTATCTTCTATCCAATTACAATGGTTGTGAGTGGTCGTCGTAAAGAGGTTCATCCAATTATGTATGTTATGGGAGTTTTATTCGTACTATATTTCATCTACGTTCGTAAATAAAAGGGGTTTTTTAAAGGTCTAGACTTAAGGGGAGTCTAGACCTTTTTGCGTCTTCAGAAAATCTTAAGGATTTCCGAGCGTTTTTCTTCAGAAGTTTTCCTATAATAGAAGTTAGGGATTAAAAAAGTGATGGGGGAGATATTGTGGCACACGAAACAATACTTGTCGTAGATGATGAAAAAGAAATTCGGAATTTAATTACAATCTATTTAAAGAATGAAGGATATAAAGTATTACAAGCGGGAGACGGAGAAGAAGGATTACGTCTATTGGAAGAAAATGAAATACATCTAGTCGTATTAGATATTATGATGCCGAAAGTGGATGGTATTCATATGTGTATGAAGGTAAGGGAAGCGAAAGAAATGCCTATTATTATGCTTTCTGCCAAAACGCAAGATATGGATAAGATTTTAGGATTAACAACAGGGGCAGATGATTACGTAACGAAGCCCTTTAATCCATTAGAGTTAATTGCACGAATTAAATCTCAGTTACGCCGTTATATGAAAATGAATGGTTTCGCTGTCCAAAATGAGGACGAGTTAGAAATTGGGGAGATGAAAATCAACATCTCGACCCATAAAGTTGTTGTAGAGGGAGAAGAAGTGAAACTAACTCCGAGGGAATTTTCAATTTTAGAATTGCTAGCTAGAAATCCAGGTATGGTGTTTAGTGCGGAGCAAATTTATGAAAAGGTGTGGAACGAACGATCTTTCCAGTCTGATAATACTGTAATGGTGCACATTCGGAAAGTGCGTGAAAAGATTGAGGAGAATCCAAGGAAACCTAGATATATAAAAACAGTATGGGGAGTGGGGTATAAGATTGAAAAAGATATTTAATCCGTTTACTTATATAAGGAAAATAAGAGAATTAATTGAGAAATTAGTAAAGAGCGTACGAAAGAGTATAAGGATTCAATTGATTACTACTTTTGCTGCTTGTGCGTTATTAGGAGTTTTGTCAGCGAAGGGAGCTGCGCCATTTTTTGAGAATGCGAATCGTCAAGCAACTATCGATTATCGGGCTGGTATGGAACAAATTAATCACCAAGCTCAAGGAGCGGCAAATAGTTCGGTTCATGAAAATAAATTAGAAGCTATATCAAATATGATCGAAATGGAGAACCAAAATTTAGAGCAAGGGTCTAGAGCTTTAAAGATATTGGTTACTGATGAAAGTGGTAAAGTTTTATATAAAACAAAGCAAGCGCAAGAAGAGCAAATCGATTTGCATAATACGATTCGTAATGCAGCATCATTTGCGATTAATTATACAGATGGTAGAAATGTATTTGAAAGTACAAGAAAAGAGTTTATATCTTTTTCACCTATTACTATTGAAGGAAAGAATTTGTACATGTTTGTTAGCGGAATTCCAGAGGGAGAGGTAATGTATGACACGAAAGAAGGGCCATTCCCGTTTTTAATTGGTGTTCTTGTATTCATTTTCTCTTTCTTCTATATAACAAAGAGAAAGATGAAGCAGATTGAAGCAATGGCACAAGGTGTAAAGGAAATAGAAAGAGGCAACTTAGCGTACCGCATTGAGAAAAAAGGTGAAGATGAGATTGCAGCTTTAACTGAGAATATTAATAATATGGCAGAAGAGCTTATGAATAATATAGAAAAGGAACGTAAATTAGAGAAGCAAAAGAATGAGCTTATTACGAATGTATCTCACGATTTACGCACACCGCTGACTTCTATTATGGGCTACTTACGATTACTTCGAGATTCTAAATATGAAAATAAAGAACAACACGATGAGTATACGAGAATTGCTTTTGCAAAGTCGGAGCAGTTAAAAAATTTAATAGAAGATTTATTTGAGTATACGAAGTTAACAAATGAACAAGTTGTATTAGAAAAACAGGAAGTTTGTATGAATGAGCTACTCGAGCAATTAATAGAAGAGTTAGTACCGCAGGCGGAAGAACATGGACTTACGTTTGTTAAGAAGTTTCCTGAGGAACGTGCTTATGCATCGATTGATTCGGAAAAGATGGTTCGTGTATTTGATAATTTACTAATGAATGCGATTAAGTATAGTAAAGATGATGCAGATATAAAAGTTTCTCTTCAAAGGCAGCGTAGGGATATACAAATTGTAATTGCGAATCATAGTGAAGAGTTTACGAGAGAAGAGTTAGCGAATTTGTTTGAACGTTTCTATAAGAAGGATCAATCTCGAAGTAGAGTAACGGAAGGGTCGGGACTCGGTTTAGCGATTGCGAAAAGTATTGTTGAGTTACAAGGTGGTAGTATTCGAGCGGAATATAGGGATGGTATTATTCAATTTATCGTTTCGTTACCAATTATAGAAAAATAATAAATGAATAGAATGATATGTGATAAAAAGGCTTATTTTAAAAGAAATAAGCCTTTTTATATTTTTTATAAAAACATATTGACGATTAGAGCTTAGAGGTGTAATATAGAACAAGTCGCCGATGACAATAACGTCGCAAGCGACAAACGAAATGAAAAACTTAGTTGACATCAAATAACGAAAGTGTTAACATAAGGAAGTCGCAAATGAGCGGCTAAGTAGTTCTTTGAAAACTGAACGAAACAAACAATGTGAAACGTCAATTTTTATTTTAGATGCTAGACAAACTAA